AGGTGAAGTACCTCGTTGGGATTCTGAAAAAGGTGGATATGTCTATGGAAATGAAGAAGAATCAACTACCTCAATGGGTGGTAACAAATCTTCAGCTTATGTAGACCCACAAGCAGATGCAGATGTTGATGGTGACTTACCATTCTAATTAATATTATGTTCCCGACACGAATGTCGGGAACATATTTTCAATACCATAATATGGCAATCAAGAAGAACGATTTTAGTAACTTAAAAAAGAAATTTTCAACTTCAGCAAAATATAAACCCCAAAGATTTTTGGATTTGGGTGCTGACTTTTTAGATGCTGTTGGACTTCCTGGTCCTGCAGTTGGACATATCAATATGTTCTTAGGTCATTCTGATACGGGTAAAACAACCGCAGCCATCAAAGCGGCAGTTGATGCTCAAAAGAAAGAAATTCTACCTGTCTTTATAATCACTGAACAAAAGTGGAGTTTCGACCACGCAAAACTTATGGGATTCCAATGTGAAGAAGTGGTAGACAAAGAAACGGGTGAAATGGATTGGGACGGTTTTTTCCTTTTCAACAATAACTTCAGTTATATTGAACAAATTACAGATTACATCAATCAACTCTTAGACGCACAGGAAAAGGGCGAGTTGAATTACAGTCTTTGTTTCATTTGGGACTCGGTTGGATCTGTTCCATGTAAAATGACCTACGAAGGTAAAGGAGGTAAACAGCACAACGCATCTGTACTATCCGACAAGATTGGAATGGGAATCAACCAAAGAATATCGGGATCGAGAAAAGCAGATACAGAATACGAAAACACACTTATAATCATCAACCAACCTTGGGTTGAACTTCCAGATAATCCGTTCGGACAACCCAAAATTAAAGCTAAAGGTGGAGAATCAGTTTGGTTGAACTCATCATTAGTTTTCTTATTTGGCAATCAGAAAGGTGCGGGTACAACTAAAATCACGGCAACCAAAGACAAACGTTCGGTAAAGTTCGCAGTAAGAAGCAAAGTATCTGTTATGAAAAACCATATCAACGGACTTGGTTTCGATGATGGTAGAATTATAGTTACTCCACACGGATTTTTGGCAGGAAAAGATTCAACAGAGGAAAAAGCTTCCATTGAATCATACAAAAAAGAGTATGCTGACTATTGGAAGGATATCATTGGTGCTGAAGGTGATTTCACTTTAACAGAAGAAAAAGAAGATTGATTGCTCACTACTAAATTGATTATGTGACTAAGACTTTGCTGGTAGATGGAGACAACTTATTCAAAATAGGTTTTCACGGTGTTAAGGACCTTTTTAACGACGGATCTCACATTGGTGGAGTATACCACTTCATTAATACACTTAGACGATTCTTGGAGGAATATGACTATGATAAAGTGGTAGTATTTTGGGATGCAGATTCGAACTCCTCTAACAGAAAAAGAATATATCCACAATATAAGGCAAACCGTAGATTGAACATGAATGAGTTCAAATACGAATCTTATTTACAACAAAAAGTAAGAGTCAAACAATATCTTGAAGAGGTGTTTGTACGTCAGGTCGAAATGGTCAATAACGAAGCTGACGATCTAATAGCTCAATATTGCAAAATTTCCACGAACGAGACTATTACAATTTTTTCCGCAGATAAAGACCTTACACAACTAATATCCGAAAGAGTTTCAATATTCTCTCCAGTTCAGAAATCTATCTTCAAATTCGGAGATAAGATTAAATTCAAAGATTTATCGGTTCCACATCAAAATGTTTTGATCTGTAAAATTTTTATGGGTGACAAGTCCGATAACATTGACGGTATAGAGGGACTTGGTGAAAAAACTTTCATGAAACTTTTTCCAGACATAACTGAAAAAGTCTGTACAATAGACGAATTATTCGGTCATGCCCAAAAAATCGAACAAGATAAACCATCAAAAGTATTAACAAATATTTTGACTGGTAAGTCAAAAAATGGTATACTTGGAGAACAATACTACCAAATAAACCAAACAATTGTGGACTTAAGTAATCCACTAATCACGGAAGACGGAAAAGAATTAGTTCAATCAATCTACCGCGAAAATTTAGATCCAACCGATAGAGGATATAAAAATTTAATGAAATACATGATGGAGGACGGGTTATTCAAGTACCTACCAAAAAATGACGAGGCTTGGGTCAATTTCCTGAAACCATTTATGAAACTTACTAGAAAAGAAAAACGAAAAAACAAAAACTAAACAAAATGAAAGAACAAGATCAAGTAAAGATGGAATTCCTTTTGACACTCAATGACAACATTGTTGTTCAAAGATTTTTCAATGTGAGAGGGTACAATCCTAAAGCTCGTTTGTCGACAGACTTATATGAGTATATGTTGAAAGTGAGAGACATCCTACATCAGTATCTCAAAATGAAAACAGTTGTATACATGCTCGATAATAAAGATGCTATCGTTCATGATCCAAAAATTATGGAGACTTCATTCACAGAAGGACCTGAGAATTTCAATCTGTACGTCAAGATTGGAGACGAGACAATTTGTCATAGAATTTTTGACGCTAAACTTTATCCACCAAAAGTTCGTTATACGGTGGACGTAAGACCATATTTGAAAGATATACTTTCAAACTTGACTGACATTTTTTCAAAAAGAGAATTAAATCACGAATACTGCGGAATTGAGCTTGCTTAACGAGTATTTATAAATTCAAGGGAGTAGGGAACAATTTTATGCAGAAGAATTTCGATTACTTAGGTAACACATTTCAGGTCCAATTATTAAACCAAATTATAGTAGACAAAGACTTTGCTCACACCATTGTCGATGTGTTAGAAAGTTCCTATTTCGATAACAAATACTTCAAGATGATTGCCACAATGATCAGAGAGTATTTTACTAAGTATCAATCATCTCCCACCTTCGAAACTTTAGAACAAATTTCAAAATCAGAAATTTCAAACGAGATGGCTCTCAAAATTGTTTTGGATACTCTAAAACAAGTAAAAGATGCTCCGTTCGAAGGGTCTGTTTTTGTACAAGAAAAAGCATTGAAATTCTGTAAACAACAAGAATTACAGAAGGCAATGAAACAAGCACAAAAGATTATTGACGAAGGTGACTTTGAATCGTACGACAAAGTGGAGGAGTTAGTGAGAGATGCCATCCAAGTCGGAGAAAGAGACCTTGGTACAGGAGACGTATTTGAAAACTTAGACGTAGTTCTCGATGAAGATTTCAGATCACCAATACCAATGGGCATCAAAGGAATAGACAATCTTTTGAAAGGTGGTTTGGCTAAAGGTGAAATAGGAGTTATACTTGCTCCAACTGGTGTTGGTAAAACTACCATACTCACCAAAATAGCAAACACGGCTTTCAATATGGGATACAATGTCCTACAAATATTTTTCGAGGACAATCCCAAAATTATTCAAAGAAAACATTTTACCATATGGACAGGTATCGAACCAGATAATCTTGTCTTCCATAAAGATAAAGTATTCGAAAAGATTCATGAGATTCAGAATTCAATGCCGAATAAGTTGATTCTGAAAAAACTACCATCTGATTCACTTACAATGCTTCAAATCAAGAATCAACTCCGTAAAATGATAGCGGATGGAAATAAAATTGATTTGGTGGTGTTGGATTACATTGATTGTGTAATGCCTGAAAAGGTGTTAGGGGATGAATGGAAAAGCGAAGGATCAGTCATGAGACACTTCGAAGCCATGTGTCATGAACTTGGGTTGGTAGGATGGACCGCAACTCAAGGTAACAGAAGTTCAATCTCTTCAGAGGTTGTAACAACTGACCAAATGGGTGGATCTATCAAGAAAGCTCAAGTCGGACACGTAATCATTTCTGTAGCAAAAACTCTCCAACAAAAAGAACTCAATTTAGCTACAATTGCGATTACCAAATCTCGTATTGGTAAAGATGGTGTTGTCTTTGAAAACTGTAAGTTCAACAACGAACTCCTTGAAATAGATACAGAAGCATCTGTAACCTTCTTAGGATTCGAAGAACAGCAGGAACAGAAAAAAGCTGATCGCGTTAAAGAACTTCTTGACAAGAGAAAGCAAAGAGAACAACAACAAAAACAAGGGAATTAAATATCTCCTTGTTTGAAAAAAAACTTAAAAAAAACAACGATTTTTTTATTCAAAATCGGGTCCGTTAGATGATAGACCTATATTTATCATTTAAAATCCCCGATTTTTTAATAAATTTAACTTTACAAAAATTCACAAAAACATGGACATTTCAAACCGAATACTCTCGGACATTACAGTGTATATGAAATACGCTAAGTATACTCCTGAGTTGAAGAGAAGAGAGACTTGGCAAGAGCTCGTAACAAGAAACATGGAGATGCACATCAAAAAGTATCCCCAATTAGAAAAAGAAATCCGTGAGAACTACATGTATGTTTACAAGAAACAAGTTCTCCCATCAATGAGATCAATGCAATTTGCAGGAAAACCAATTGAAATATCTCCTAACAGAATTTACAACTGTGCATTTGCACCCGTTGACGATTGGAGAGTATTCTCAGAAATCATGTTCCTACTATTAGGTGGAACAGGAGTTGGTTACTCAGTACAAAAACATCACGTTGAATTACTTCCTGAAATCAGAAAACCGAATAAGGAAAGAGGTAGAAGATGGTTAGTTGCAGACTCCATTGAAGGATGGGCAGATGCCGTTAAGGTTCTTATCAAATCTTACTTCTTCGGTGGTTCAAAAATTGAATTTGATTTTTCAGATATCAGACCAAAAGGTGCACGTCTTGTAACATCAGGAGGAAAAGCACCTGGTCCTCAACCTTTGAAAGAATGTCTCATCAAACTTGAGGGTATTTTGGATTCAAAGGAAGATGGAGAAAAACTAAGACCAATTGAAGTTCATGATATGGTTTGTCATATCGCTGACGCTGTTCTTGCTGGTGGTATCAGAAGAGCGGCTCTTATCTCTCTCTTCTCAGCATCTGATGATGAGATGATTGGTTGTAAGAGTGGTCATTGGTGGGAACACAACCCACAAAGAGGTAGAGCTAATAACTCTGTAACTCTAATGAGACATAAGATTGATAAAGAATACTTTATGGATCTATGGAAGAGAATCGAAGCAAGTGGCGCTGGTGAACCTGGTATCTATTTGAGTAACGATAAAGATTGGGGAACTAATCCTTGTTGTGAAATCGCACTTCGTCCTTTCCAATTCTGTAACCTTACTGAGGTGAACGTTTCTAACGTAGTATCTCAAGAAGATTATGAGGCAAGAGTAAAGGCGGCGGCGTTCATCGGAACACTACAAGCAGGATACACAGACTTTCACTATCTCAGACCAATTTGGCAAAGAACAACAGAGAAAGACGCTCTTGTTGGAATCTCAATGACAGGTATCGGATCAGGTGCTGTTCTTGGTTTGAACATGAAAGCGGCGGCTAAAGTTGTTAAAGAAGAAAACGAAAGAGTTGCAAACATTCTTGGTATCAACAAAGCTGCAAGATGTACAACTGTAAAACCAGCAGGTACAACTTCACTTACTTTGGGAACATCTTCAGGTATCCATGCATGGCACAATGAATATTATATCAGAAGAGTTAGAGTCGGAAAGAATGAAGCAATCTATTCTTACCTACTCAATAACCATCCTGAACTAATTGAAGATGAATATTTCAGACCACATGACACAGCGGTAATTGGAATACCACAAAAAGCACCTGAAGGATCAATCCTAAGAAACGAATCACCAATTCAACTATTGGAGAGAGTTAAAAAGGTACACCTTGAATGGGTTAAAGGCGGACACAGATCAGGAAGTAACACTCACAACGTATCGGCAACAATCTCAATCAGAGAACACGAGTGGCCGGCAGTTGGAGAGTGGATGTGGGAAAATAGAGAACACTACAACGGACTATCAGTTCTACCTTATGACGGTGGAACATACATCCAAGCTCCGTTTGAAGATTGTACTAAAGAAAAATACGAAGAGTTGATGGAAACTCTCAAGGACGTTGACCTTTCAAAAATTGTTGAAGTAGACGATAACACCGACCTTTCTGGCGAAGTTGCTTGTGCGGGAGGTGCTTGTGAAATCGTAATGGCGTAATGTCTGAAGAAATAAAGAAAAATAATCAGGGGGAGAAGAAAGAACTTCTCCCTTCTGATTTTTATATGGAAAACGGTCGTAAAGTTATGACCGAACAATTTCATATAAGAAGAGGGTTTTGTTGCGGGAACGGATGTAGACACTGTCCGTATCAACCGAAACACGAGAGGGGAAGTATTACTTTAATTGAAAAATAAAGCAAGTATATTTATGTCTATATGGGTAATGGTACTACATATGGTATAAATTTTCCTTTTCGTAATTCTTTGACGGGTGATTATTTGGAGCTTACCAATACCGCCAATCAAGAAATACGTGCTGACCTAATAAATCTTTTACTAACAAGAAAAGGGTCAAGATATTTTCTACCGGACTTCGGAACTAGATTGTATGAATTTCTTTTCGAACCATTTGATGGATTAACTTTTGACGCAATTGAATCCGATATCAGAGCTAACGTAGAAAAGTATATTCCGAACCTAATACTAGATAAAATTTCGATAGAACCTTTGGATCCCGCAGAAGAAACGGAAGATCAATATGTTGTTGATGAAGCTCAATCCTCAATCTACAAATATCCAGGAAAAGGTACCGCTGAATATACCGCAAAAGTTAAGATAGAATATTCGGTTCAGGACGCAGCTTTTGCAAGCAGTGATTTTATAATAATCAATATTTAAGATAAATGGCCAACCGTAAGATATCATATACTACGAGAGATTTTGAAGGAATAAGACAGGAACTTATACAATATGTAAGAACTTATTATCCTGAGCTTATCCAAAATTTCAACGACGCTTCTGTATTCTCAGTATTCTTGGATTTGAACGCGGCGGTTGCAGATAATTTACACTATCACATCGATAGAAGTATACAAGAGACAGTATTACAATACGCACAGCAAAGGTCTTCAATTTATAATATCGCCAGAACTTATGGTCTGAAATTACCGGGACAAAGACCTTCTGTTGCTCTTGTAGATTTTTCAATTACGGTTCCTGCTTTGGGTGATAAAGAGGATGAAAGATATTTGGGACAACTCAGAAGAGGATCACAAGTTTTGGGTGCAGGTCAAGTATTTGAAAATGTTGACGATATAGATTTTGCGTCACCGTATAACTCTCAGGGATTTCCGAATAGACTTAAAATTCCAAACTTTGATTCAAGTAATAGGTTAGTTAACTACACTATAACTAAAAGAGAGGTTGTTGTTAATGGACTTACTAAAGTTTTCAAAAGAGTAATCGGACCAAGTGATGTGAGACCATTCTTAGAAATATTTCTTCCTGAAAAGAATGTTTTGGGTGTTACGAGCGTTCTACTTAAGGATGGTACAAGTTACACATCAGTACCTACTGTGAATGAGTTCTTGGGTTTGCAAAATAGATGGTATGAAGTCGATGCATTAGCCGAAGATAGAATTTTCATCGAGGACCCAACAAAGGTTTCAGACCAACCAGGTATCAAAGTTGGAAGATATATCCAAACTCAAGACAGATTCATAACTGAATATACACCCGAAGGATTTTTAAAAATGACATTTGGAGGAGGAACAAACACCTCACAAGATGCTCTAAATCAGTTTACAACTTTAGGAGTTCCTCTTAACCTCCAGCTTTACCAAAACAACATGTCTTTGGGTTCCGCACTAAAGGCAAATACTACTTTGTTTATCCAATATAGGACAGGTGGTGGATTGTCTACAAATGTGGGTACAAATGTCATCAATCAAATAGGAACTGTAACCTTTTTTGTAAACGGTCCTTCAGAGAACATTAACCAACAAGTTGTAGGATCTCTAAGATGTAATAACGTGACCGCCGCGATTGGAGGTGCAGGACAACCCACTATAGAAGAGGCCAGAAACTATGTATCATTCAACTTCTCATCACAAAACAGAGCCGTGACGGTAAATGATTATGAAGCAATCATAAGAAAAATGCCATCTCAATTCGGAGCACCAGCAAAAGTAGCAATTACTGAAAACAACAATAAGATTAATGTTCAAATATTGTCTTACGACACTTCAGGAAAGTTGACCTCAGTGGTTTCAAACACTCTTAAACAAAACTTAGCCAACTATCTGTCCAACTATAGAATGATGAATGACTATATTTCGATAGAGACAGCAGAAGTTATAGACTTGAGTATAGATATATCAGTCGTATTAGACTCAACACAAAACCAAGGACAAGTTGTAACTAACATTGTGAATAAAATATCTGCATTCTTGGATCCACAAATTAGAAATCTTGGTCAGAACATTTATCTATCACAACTCAATAGTATCATACAAGATGAAAACGGAGTAATCACTGTAACGGCAGTCGATGTATTCAATGAGGTTGGTGGTCAATACTCATCATCACAAACATCGATGGCTTATAAAGACCCAATTACAAAACAGATTCTACCTGTAGACGATACAATATTTGCACAACCAAATCAGGTTTATCAAATCAGATATCCACAAAAGGATATCACGGTGAGAGTTAAGAACTTCCAAAACGTTCAGTTCTCTTAAGTTTATCTTTACGTCCCTTGAACTATTATTAGATTAAGTGCTTTTTCCTTAGAAAATGGGGGTTAAACTATTTATCAAAAAAGTCTCTTAATGGGTAATTCGTATAGAATTAAGACACAAGTTGGGTCAGATCAGACAATCAATGTTCAAATAGATCAAGAGTTTGATTTTCTTGAAATCCTTTCTTTGAAAATTCAGAGTCAGGATATCTATACAAGAAACTGTGCCGACTACGGGGTCATCATTGGTCGTGTAACGGCTAACGGTGGCTTTGGTCTTCCTAATGTAAGAGTATCAGTATTTGTTCCGCTACAAGAAGAAGATGAGAACAACGAGATAATTTCCACACTTTACCCTTATAAGTCTACTAATCAGAATAACGAGGATGGTTATAGATACAATCTATTACCGTACGAGAAGTCATATTCTTCCCATGTACCAACTGGAACATTCCCATCAAGGAATGACGTTCTTACTAACCCAACTGTTGTATCGGTATATGACAAGTATTACAAATACACCGTTAGGACAAACGATAGCGGAGACTATATGATTATGGGAGTACCTTTAGGTACACAGACAGTTTTCATGGATGCAGATCTTTCTGACATTGGTGAATTCAGTTTGACACCTCAGGACTTAATAAGAATGGGGAGGGCTTCCGAGAACCAACTGAATGGAAACAGTTTCAAAGCTTCACCTGATTTGAATTCACTTCCACAGATAATAAAACTCCAAGCCGTAGTTGATGTTTCACCACTTTGGGGTCAACCTGAAGTTTGTCAGATAGCAATTAATAGAGTTGATTTTGATCTGAGAGACGATGCGAATATCGACATTCAACCGACCGCAGTTTTCATGGGATCAGTTGTTTCCGCACCTGACTCGAGAGTACTACGAAAAAATTGTAAACCATCTACAGAAGCGGGAAATCTTTGTGACTTGGTATCGGGACCTGGAGAGATTTTATGTATAAGACAAACAGTTGGACAAGACTCTGATGGAAGACCTGTTTTGGAAACTTATGAATTTGATGGAGGTGCTAAAGTCATCGACGAGAACGGTGCTTGGTTAGTGGATCTTCCAATGAATTTAGAATATATCGTTACAAATGAATTTGGCGAAAGATCAATTTCGTTAGACCCGAATGTAGGTATTCCAACTAAAGCAAAATACAGGTTCAAAGTAAAGTGGGAACAAAACCCTGACTTGGGGGAACAAGTCAAACGAGGGTATTATTTGGTTCCTAATATTAGGGAATATGGATGGACAAATTCCACGATTGACCCTTACACAACATTTCCAACAGGATCTACACAATACCAAGCACTACAAAATTCCTATGCGTTTTCATTGGATTGGAATGATTACGGAAAAACTGGTACAACTTTAGGTAATCAAATGATTCAGGATTCTATTGACTGTAAAGATAAGTTCTACCAATTCTCCTACAATAAAGTCTATACTGTTTCACAATTCATGGATGGGTATCACAATGGATTGAACAGAGGGAGATTTTTAGGTATTAAAGAAATATCAGAATCTACTTGCGACTCAACAAACAACAAGTTCCCAACAAATGATGCGGTCAAAAACTTTGATTTGATTTTTATTTTATTCAATTTTTTCTTCACCTTCATCACATTGTTGTTGATTCCGTTGATGATAGTTGTTCATATCTTGGCTTTTTTATGGCCAATTCTTAAAATATTGATCACCTTTGTTTACGGCACTTTGGCATGGTTCGTTTATATTATTTGTAAGGTTATTGATGCAATACCATTTGTAAGTATATCCTGTAAAAAACCACCATCCTTCAAAGACATTTTCAATTCACTTGGGAATCCATTTAAGAATATTGCCCTTCCAACCATAACTTATCCTGATTGTGAGTTATGTTCATGTACTAACGAAACACCTGAATCGAACCCAAATGTTCAAGCTTTCGTGGAAGAATCTCTGAAAACAACTTCTTTAAGTTTACTTGTTAATACTCCAAACCCAGTTTCTTATGGTAATTTATTTGATACTTCATACTGTGCTAATGACCCATGGTTCAAATATTACTCAACCAACTTCCTAACCCAACAAGTTGCCGAAACTATGTGTGACAATCAGACCGCTGGAAGTAACATGGTTGCTGGACAGACTTCTGTCCAAAGGTTGATTGCCGGAGTCAATGAAAATAATGCTGCTCAAAGAACGGGAAATCCTGTTGAGGGTATGAATAATCAAAATGTAAATAAATTAAAACTTTCGTTTGATTTGACTCTCACAGAAAGATTGAACCTTTTTAACTTAAAACACCAATATTTTAATGATTATGGAGGTTTCAACCAAGTGAAAACTTATGTAAATTATGACAATCCAGCTAACGCTGGTCAATATCATTTCGATAATACAATAACGATTTTGTGTGATCCAGACTCACTTAGTAATTTTACAACGGGTAGAGTTTTGTCATTTCAAAACCCATTCAATTCTTTGGACCCGAACACTGACAAGGGTCCAATTAATTTTTCGGGATTCACTTCAGTGGTTGGAACAGCAAAAAATATATCGTCTATCCATGTGCAGTATGCAGATCCAGACAACCCAAATAATAATCTATCTACAAGTTATGTTGTTGACCAACCAGCTGATGTAATAGAAAATTGTTATGTAGGTGCAGTTACCGCAGTAACCGGAGATGAGTGGTATTATACTGACTGTGATGGAGTTTATCATTCAGGTACAACCCCTGTAGTAGGTGCAATCTGTGTAAGTAGTTTATATGAATACCAGGGAGTCTCGGTCACTTCAGCAACCTGTTCAGTGCCAAAGTTCCTCAAATACAATAGAGCAAAATCAGATTGTGAATATTACCAAGTTATTACCGCAATGACTTATTCAAACTTTGCGGCTAATTGTCCTTCTGTCTTCACGGGACAAAAAAGTTTAAATGAGAGATATATTGGCGGCGCATATTACATGTGGGAAAATACTGGTATTGACTCGTCTCTTTTAGGAACAATCACAGAAACTTATGGACCTACTTATGTAACACGACCATTCTACGCTTTCGATGATTTTCAAAGTGTAGTCGTTGTATTTTTACAAAGAGGAGTTGATCCGAATTCAGTAAGACAGAAAACCAAAGTCGATATCAGTAGACTCTTTGGCCAACCCTACGGATCTGTGGAAGTAGAATCTCGATATAAATTAAACATCCCTATCCAAAAAGGGTTAGTCTTACCGAGACACAATCAATTCGCCACCAATGAAAGTAACCCTAATGATCCAATATTTTTTGATTCTTATTCATTCCAACCAGGATCAAATTATTCGGGATATACTACAAACATGCATTCTAACTACTCATCACTCGATTCAACTTCAATAAACACGTTTCAAGTATCATCTTCTAATTCGTTTTCAAGACTAAATTCACCCAAAATATCTGTAAACAATAGTGGATTAGGACCTTTTGTCAAAGCAGAAACGTCAGTCAATGCTTTCGCAAAAGCAAGTTACCCACAAGTGGACCGACAACCTTATTTTAATTCGGTTTTAAATGCTATGGGAGATTCATGGTGGGGGGCTTTTGGGTATTACTATTCTAATGTTGGCCCTGGTAAAAAAATGAATGGATATTGGGATGATGAATATCTTGAAGGGGGATCATATTTTTATGCATCATCGGAAAGAATAGGAGGCGGTGCAGGAGTGTATGGATACAGACCTTCGAGTTACGTTTATTTTTCACCCGCATATTCCACAGGAACAACATTACAAGTTTTACCTGCAACACAAAAAATCGTAATGAGAACAGATAGACTTCCAACATCTACTTCACGAACTACAAATTTTGAGAATACATATGTTCTTCACCAAAATTTAAACATGAGTTTTTATTTCATAAGTGATGAAGGCGTTGTTGAGGGTTATGAAGATACTACAAGTTCATTTCTTATTGGTAATGCTCAGGAGGTTACAAGTCAATTCGAAGAGCAATTCCAAAGCACTTTTTCATGTCAAGGACTCGTCCCACTAAAATGTTATTCGGGCGACTCAGAGAACTTCGGAGTATATCCAACCACTAATGATTGTTACAAAAAGACAGTAATTAAAGGTGGATGTTACGTTTTCGTTAGTAAAGTAATTTTATCACTACCTAATGATTTCAAACAACTCGGAGAGTTTAAAGCAAGGACAAGAGTGAACTTTGCCGCATGTAGGGGAGTTTTTGGATTGAGTTTCATCAATAACTGGGTAAATGGGGTGTTATACCATTTTCCTTTCAGAAATTTAAGATTTTTCAAATCACCACTTGATCCTGTTGATCCGAACGGACCATATAATACATTTTGTAAACAAACACTTTTGTTACATAATACAAATAATTTCTATTATAGGGCAACTCCATACAACGGAACAAATTTTATCGGAAGATCAAGGACGGACACAAAATTCAGACGTAATGAAAAAGAAATCATGTTCCCAACTACCATTTTGGATATGGGTCCGAGAGATGCGTTCACTCAAGAAATTACTTTGAATGCGGATTTCTACGGATACAATATGACAAACATGAAATCAACAACTTACCAAGACACATCGGACTTGTTGAATTTGTTTATTGTGTCAAGACAAATTAATTCAAGTTGGTTGGCCAACTTATTACAACTCGGGGATGGATCTATTAATTCATTTTTTAGTAGAAATAAGGATAAAGTTGACGGAGACTTTGCTCAAATGATTTCAATCAACTCTGAAATAGGAGTACAATCTTTCAATTTCGAGGCATACACTGCTCAATCTGGCTCAAGTACAAATAATCCATTCTTTGTCGGCCAAGATAGATCGAAACAACCGGTGTTTGGTGTTTTTTATTCTTCGGACACTCAGACAAGAGATTTAATTACACCTAGAAGATTGATCAGAAACGACGAGGTTCCATATAACGTCGCAGTATATGATTACTTAGGAAGCCAATCCCAATCCGTTCCGTTTTATTCTTGGACAACCCAAGATAGTAATACGATTTTCGGGACTGAAGATAATGATTGGAGAACATCAGCAATACAGAAAAGTAATTACCAATCATTGAACAGAACTGATATCATGTCGAATTATTTTATGGGTGAGAATCCAAAGGCCGATTTCATGAAGGGTTATATCTACAACAGAAGTAATATATTATTCTCCCCTGGTACTGAAGCTCAAGCATATCAATTTGAGGGTGATAAAAATACGCCTGATTCTCCAAGTTATGATCCAGTAAACACAAACACATATTTTACCGTAGGATTACCTTTCCATTTTTATTTCGGTCTTGGTGTTGGAAAAACAGCATTAAACAGATTTGCTAAAAAATATTTAGATTGATGGCAGATGTGACCATAGTACCAAGTAAGCTGAGATATAAATCAGCACCATCCATTGATCAACAACTCAAAGTTCCTTTTGAGTCGAAATCTAATGAGTTGACGGAATATGATAGAATTGCTTCCGTCAATTTAGCACAGTTATTTGATGATGAAAGACAAGCTTCAACAACGTTCAGACCCACATTTAAAATTGCCCCGATATATGAAAATTCATATACTGGTACAACCGAATACATTCCATTCCTTAATAACCTTTATTATGTAGATGCGGTAACATCAGTCAAGAGTGGCCTTTGGAAAGGATTCCCTCAGTATTATGAGTTCGAGTTCTTCAGACCAGATGTGAGAGACCAACACTTTACATACATTTCAAAAAGCGCTTACACATACAATTGGATGTACAATATCACCATTCCTTACGAAAACAACTACACCCAAAAAATGTATTGGACTGATGGTGTAACAGAAATTAATTTTATAGCGAGTGATGGAATACCATTTATAATCAGTAATCTAAAGATAAATGGAACGAACATCATATCTTGTAAGTGTATAACACAACATAATTTAAAAGTTGGAGATTACGTATATTTCAACTTTGGATACAACGGACAAAATTTCTTTCAGGTGAATGCTTTGGGTAACGGAACTTTGGGATCCGATACATATATTTTCAATCTTTTTAATATCGGATACACAGGGAATACATTCGCAAACAACAAGGTTGGAATTTTTAGAAAAGTCGGAGACATATCAAATTCTGCAGAAACCATATCAAGTTATTATGTTAGGATGCACAAGGTAATAACAAATCCAAATGATTTGGTTGTAACCAAAACTGGATTTGAAGAAACTCCATTTACCGCCAACAAGAAGTTTGAATTCTCATCTTTGACCCCGAACAACATTTCTCGAATATCTCAAAAGAATGGATCTTCAACATACACCTTTACAATGAATTATGATTTGGATTTCAAAACTCAGTTGGACAACCAAAAAAGACCCCTCAACCAAATATTTTTAACTATTGTAAACAAGGGTTTCTCAGGTTATTTTAACAAACCTTATCAAGGCACTGGAGTGAAACAGGGATGGCAGTTCAATATTACCCAAAACAATAATCTATATTGGGATCAAAATAATATAAATTCAAACTCTAACATTTCATATTCTTCATACACTCTGACAAGTGGATCGACAGAAACCTTTTACTATAACTTGGATTTAGTTTCAGGGGACACGCTTTGTGGGGATTGGTGTGAGTGGAATAATATAACTCAACAAGAAACTGTCATTTCACCTTATTACCATAAGATAAAATACAATCAAGATATTTTTAAAACATCCGATACCCCAACAACAAATCCAAATGGATTTTACTATCAACCTCACATCGCTATGAAAATAAGAGAGTTTTCGAATTATGTTGAGGGAGGAAAAGTTAATCAAGTCGACAACGTACCATTTTGGTCATATTACTCAAACAATTACAAAGAATTCTTTTGGAGAGATCTTTATACATATGGGTTCTTGGATGAAGCTGGTAACGGGGTGGATTTTCCGTTTATTAACTTCAGTCACTATCCATATAAGAATGATTTTTTCAGACTTATACCCGAAGGGTCTAAATTCTCACCTGTTATTGGTCTGTCCTCTAACATTGAGACTAAAGTTCCAAAGCCAGTTGTAGATGAGTGTGAATAAACAAATATTATTTTCGGGTGTAACAAACCAAATCAATATTCCAATCAATACAGATTGGGAATATTTGGATGTTGAAACCGACATTGTTGAATTTCAAGATAAGGCAATTTCCCAACTTTTGAAAACCGACAAGGATTTCGAGGTTACCAGATTTGTTCATGCGGATTATCAGAATAGATCTGACATGAATTATGAAATGTATTTCTATGAAGGAAATGGTCTTACCGATATCAACAATTGGAAAATGGATTACAGAGCGGATGGATTCTCAACACAGGAAGTTTATTACTATTCAAACTCATTTACAAATTCATTTTTCAAATTGGATTTATATGATAGTCCAATTGAAGCAGAACAGAAAAACTATCTGACAATAATTTTACCAACACAACAGGGAATCAGAATGTCTGCAACAATGCAAACAACTCAAGTGTTGATCAGAAGACCGCAGTTTGTTTTGGACTATGTTGGGGATAAAGAAGGATTTTTTATTTATTGGTTAAAGAAAAGAACATTCTTGAATATTAATAGGTTCTACATGTCGGCTAAATTCTTCAATGCCAAAATAGGACAATTCAAGAGAATGATGAACAGACCTCAATCTTCAATTCAAGGAGATAAGTATTCATTCAACTCCAATGAATATTTCTATTATAGAGTCGATCTTGATTATGAAACTCATTCCTATCAAGTATTCGACACCTATTTAGCCACTCCACAGAGAGTGGGCGGGCTAGTACCCATAAAATGGTATGAATATGTGAATCCATAATGCCAGATTACTTTTACAGAATATCACCCGAGGTCATTGAAGGAGACATCTTCACGGTCAATTATTCAGGAACGCCTGTTGGTGTTTATTCAGGATGGACACAAATTCTAACAGGGGGACCAAAAGGAACCTCTTTGTTGACTGGTCTAACCATTCCCATTTTGATTACAGAGACTGCGGTTGACTGCGGATATTATTCACCATTCGATGGAGCTGTTCTCCAAAAAGATGTTGTCACAAATTTTTTATTCTCCGCAACTACGGGATCACCATACACTTATTACGTTTACAACACTTCGGACGAGTTCAAAAAGTTTTTGGAACTATCAACATATAAAGTCGATTGGGGGGACGGATCCGCACCACAAACATTCAACCAACTTTCCCCTGCTTCATTATCACACCAATATCCAGTAATGCCAAGTGGGTACACAATAACACTTTCCCAAACAAATCCTTGGGGAACTAACGTCATTAAGAAACAAGTTCGTACCCCATATAGAAATGCAAACGTTCCTAACCCTGACGGAACAGCGTTCTTCTATCCAAACACAGGAAGTTGGTCCGCAACTCCAATCAGTTATGATTTTATTTTTTCGGGAGATGCGGAAAATGTTGTTTCAGATCAAGTAACAAGTGCATATATCTCGGTACCTTTCACAGTTTCAGGTACATCAACATCAAGATTGGAAGAACTGGCACAGTATGGCCCGCAAAGATTTGTTGTCGGTGCTCCCGTAATAAAAAACGGTGAAATATATGGTGTTGTAAACAACATTTCTCCAATCTTTACCGCCTACACAATTCAGAATATAGAATACTACGACTACAAAGATGCAGGTACTCTATTTTTTGTTCAGAGTTCAGGATTCACGGAAAATGAATTGACTGCACGTTTTTATTACAAAGATCCGGCTCTTCAAAAAGCAGTTGGGGACGCCGAGATTGTAACAAACTTGTATGTCGAGAGGGGGAAAAACTCTGCTTATGAATTCATTCAGAGATTAGGGGAAGTTGACAATGTTGGAGATTTACAAAACTATGGATATAGGTTCTTTAATGTTGAGGTCAAATAAACAGATAAACTATTTATAAGAAAACAGATAACTAATGGCAATTGCATCATACGGAACAATAAGACCGGCGGATTGTTCACCTGACGATATGGAGATAATTTTGAATTACACTCCATCGAGGGACGTAACCAATAATTTCGTATTGAAAAAATTGGACGCTAAAACTTTATTAAGACCATATTTCTCAAATCAACAAATCGGAGGAACATCAGTTGAGATTTTGGGAGGATTATACAACTTAACCCTTCCCGCTACTGAGTTCAACGCTCTTGGAATTTATACTATGTTGATAAGACCTGCTCAAATAAGAACTTCAATCATTGATTGTGGTGTTCTAAGTGCCTTACCTAATGTTAAGGGATTGGTTTTGGATATCAATTTGATACCACAACAATTCAGAAACAAATTTGTACCTCAAGGATTAGTGGGATTCAGAATCGAATACCTGAATGATGATGGCACAAAGATTCCAAACTTTTTCAGAGTTGTTACATCTAATTTTTATTGTGAGCCCGTAGTAACTAACCAAGTTAATGCACAACAAAAGTCGATTAGATATAGATATGTTGATAGCACATCGAACTTAATGTTCCTCACATTATCACCGTCATCATCACCAACCAACAAACCAAACGCAACACCTTACATTGGACAACCTGATCAAGATATTATCATCAGTAACACATTTTTCAATCCAATTACGATTGACATAGAGATGGTTGAATATGACGTTTCGTCTCTCGCGATTGCTCTTTATGGAAATCAAACGAAATCTATTGATGATGGTATCTACACAATCTACGACTCGAACAACAACATATACAGACAATACAATCTATTTGAAGTTAGAGATCAATTTAATGAACTTCTATATGAGGTTAGACAGAACAGAGGAGAGAATATCGATTTCAGTAAAAACTTTAACACGATTATTAGTTAATGGCTCAAGTAATAAAATATTATTATCCTCCAAGACCTGGATCAGGTGGTGGAACTTTCTCCGATAACATAGTTGGATTACAACTTGTAGAGGGAGGAGGTCTCACGCAAGGTAATTTTGATTTTACAACTTCGATAGTTGAAAAGGTTAATAGGACTTTTAATATAGGTGCATTTTCTGAACCAATAAGTTTGGAAAGTTTGGAGGTAGATAAGGTCGCAGAAAGTAGATTAATTTTTGCAAAAGAGTTCAGGGTATATCCAAACTTGGATTTGACTGAGGTTACTAATTTTTCAATGTATGGATCTCTTTCTAAAAGATTGGAGGTTTCAATCACAAGAATTATCAATCATTTCCCTGCGGCTTTGGAATCAAGATTTATAAATTTACAGTCTACCACTGGATTCACGGCTTACAACATTGTATACGATCAGATAAATGATGAAACGACCTTTGATGTTGACGTAGATAGATTAGTAAACCCATTTGCGATTGATTATTCAGTCTCAGCATCAACCAACATCATTGCAAGAGAAATCGTCGCTTCTCCTTTGAGGAATTTAAGTCAAACTTATTTGGATTATTGTATTGCAATTACTAACTCAGGAAATACAACAAATCCTTATGATATCTTCAAAGTACTATCTTTTGAGCCATCCCAAACTTTATCATCAGGTAGTCTAACATTTTATGTTTCAGGTTCACCATTTGGAACTACAGCAACAACCTATTCACAGAATTTTAACATCAGACCTAATGATCTGATAGTTGATCAGGTATTTGCGGAAGCATTCGATGAAGTTGAGAAATTTTTGTTGAATAGATTAGTTGAACCGATTTACACTGCCGTTTTTCAAGTTCCAGCCGAAGATCAAAATGGTCAATTCTATAGCAATTTCACACCACTAACATGGCCTTTGGATGGCGATTGGAATTTGGACATCAGAACAAACGCTTTTCAATACTATCTCGACCAAGTTGGTACAGTATCTGCAGAACTTGATTCCTATAAAACAAATTTACTTTCAAGATTTTTAATTCAAGACTCATTCAAAGAGTTTGATACAAAAGATAGAAAGGTTGAAAAAATACTTCAGATATATGGTAGAAGTTTCGATGAGGTAAAACTATTCATCGATGGAATGGCTAATATGACTTCTGTCAATTATACTGTCCAAAATGATATCCCATCAATGCTATTGAAAAACTTGGCAGCTACTTTAGGTTGGGAACCTAACATATCTCCAATCACAAATGAAAACTTTTTGGATGCCATTTTCGGACAGACAAATGAACCAGCTTATCCAGGATATGCGAGAGCTCTTACACCGAATGAATTGAATTATCAATACTATAGAAACTTAATTCTGAACTCAGGTTATTTGTTCAGATCCAAGGGAACAAGAAAATCTGTTGAATTTTTATTGAGATTGATTGGTGCTCCCGAAGCGTTAGTAGAGTTTAATGAAACAATCTACCTCGCGGATCAGAAAATAAATATGGATTCATTTGCCGTTCAATACGCGCAGATATCAGGAGGAACATATGTTAACACTGTTCCTTCATTGTCCTCAACAGTGACATACAAAATCAAGGGAGTCACATATAGTGCTTACACATCCTCAACAAGTTTGGAACAAGTTTACTTGGATGCTGCCTCATATCCTGTGGATATAGAAGGTTTCCCTTACGCTCCCGTAAACACGGATGATTACTTTTTCCAAGTGGGTGCTGGTTGGTACGAGACTACACCACAACATAGAAGTCCTGACACGCCATTACTTAACCAAACATATACAGGAGCTAATCCAGACTATCAAACACAACTTGAGCCGTTTACATATGGACAAATCTATCTCCAAAGATATAGAGATTTTCCATACATGACCGAGGGATTCAAATTAGAAAAAACATTAGATAATAAAAAGTCTTGGGTCTCAGATGATAATGATTTGAGAATTGCAACTGACGCTGGTTATGAGGCGTATTATTATTTGGATAATGAGAAGTTAGTTCTGAATGTTAAGAATGTAGATTTGTTTTTAAATCCTGCACAAGGATTAGTTTATGATGTTTGGAATCAGTCAAGACTTTACAACTACCCTATACCTGAAACAGGATTTACTGCACCTTTCCCAGGACCAGGTGGAACAGATTGGACGTACATTAATCCTGAACCAAAAAAGAAAACTTTCTTTGAATTTGCTCAAACCTTTTGGCAAAACACAATCAACGTTAGAAACAGATTATACATAACTGACGGACATGGAGGAGGTTATCCAACTCTTTCATCAATTTGGTGGAAATACCTTGAACAACAAAACACGATTGGAATACCTAATAACGAATATTCATATCAGAAAATGATTGATTTCATTAATGGGTTGGGTCCATATTGGATGAAGTTAGTTGAACAGATGATACCAGCCACAACTATTTGGAATAGTGGTACAAGAATGGAGAACTCTATTTTCAATAGACAAAAATATGCATGGAGAAGACAAAGAGGATGTCAATTTCTTCCAGTACCTACGGACCCATGTTTTATTATAACGAACATCTTCAATTATGATTGTTCAACAGAGTTCGTTGAGTTTGGAGTTTTCCCATGGAACAATGGGGACATATCAGTAACAAACTTCCAAGGTATTTTGTTCAATAGACTCCAAAATTTTCTTTCTCAAAGCGGATTAACGTTAACAGAATGTATCTCGAACACTTTATCAACTGAATGGTATGTTGATTTGAAATTAGGAGATCTCTCATTGATTAATTTTCCTTTCTATGAAGGGTTTGGACTCAATGATGTACCAACCAATTCACAGTGGAGAAATGCCTTAGCAGACAATTTAGATAATCTTTATAGATATGGGTTGAATTACTTCCTTAATGGTAATATATTGAATGTTACGAATTTAGATTGTGTACCCAAAAATTTAGGGGAAGTTTTAAGTCTGAAAGTTGGAATAAACATGTCGATAAGTTGCGCAAATGGCTGATTTTAACTATATCGTATCAATAACAGGTGATTGTCAAAGTCTTGGAACTGGACAAATACAAGTTGGTTTTTCGGGAGGTACTCCACCTTATACGGTTGAATGGTTTTCACCAATAGGTCGCACAGATTTCTTGATAAATAATTTCATTCCAGGAAACAACTCCACTTATTCAATAGTTACAGGACTTACAAGCGGAACTTATGGATTTAGAGTGAATGATTCTACACTACCAACCAACTTGGAGTATGTAGTAAACGTTCCCATATCCAATGGAAACTGTACAAGTATAATTGATGTATCGGCAACAACCTGTAACCAAAGTAATGGAATGGTTACAGCTGATGCAAGTTCTGATTACTCATCAACTCTTTATGCCTTGTATACAAGCTCCGACGAACTCTTACAATCAGGTACAACAGGTCTCGGTCAATTTACTTTTTCAAACTTATCTGCGGGAACATACTACGTAACATCAGTAGATTTAGGTGGTTGTTCCGGAACTAGCCAAAGTTTTGTTGTTAATCCTTCGGTAGCGGTAGATTTTGGATTCTATTCAGTACCAGATACACAATGTGGAGCACCGTCAGGTAAATTGATCATTACAGGACAAACGGGGGTTCCGCCATGGACGTATATTTGGGGGGACGGTACCACAGGATCGACTCTAACGGGACTTACAGCTGGTACATATGCAGTAAAAGTTACAGATTCAACAGGATGTTCATTGATACAGGAAGAAGTTGTTGGACAAGTGGATCCTGTTGGATTAGGTTTTTGGTCTGCTGTCACTATTCCAACATGTTTTAGTAGTAATGGATGGTTAAAATTAACAATTACTGGTGGAACAGGACCATACTATTATTCGGCGTCTACAGGACAAGTGGAAGTTTCTTATCTAAAAGAATTCGATATGATAGGAATTCCAGCAGGATCATATAATGTCACAGTAACAGATGCATCTCTGTGTAAGTTTACAACAGGTATAGATTTGGCAACAGAAAACGGTATAACAGATGTTTTACTTCAAGTTACTCAGAGTTCTTGTTCCTCGGCTGATGGATCTATATTAGTCACTATAATTGGTGGACTATCACCATTCACTTATACTTTAATATATCCCGATGCTTCGACTGAAACTTTGACTTCGAACGCCGCATCATTCACATTTACCGAATTATCTGCTGGTACATATACAGTAATAGCTGAAGATATTAGTGGTTGTTATCTTTCCTCAGAAATAACAATTATTGGGGATGCAATATTCTCTGTGACAACCTCAACCACAGGGACAACATGTGGTGCAAATAACGGTATAATCTACGTTGAAAAAACTTCGGGAGGTACCTCTCCATTTGATTATTCTTTGGACGGTATAACAAATTATATTGACTCCACAGCCTCTGCGGTAACGTTTACAAACGTTTCATCAGGCCAACATACAATTACTGTGACAGATTCTTCGGGTTGTACCCAAGTTTCGAATGTTTTTGTTTCAGGAAGCGTTCCTCTTTCATATAATCTTTATTCGACTTCTTGTGGAACGGGAAATGACGGGTCAATTACCGCATTTATCTCAGACGGAGTACCTCCTTTCACTTTTTCTTGGTCAGATAATGTGCCATCTAACCCACAAGGGATTAAAGTTACAGGTTTGACGGCTGGAACATATTCAGTAACGATAGTCGATTTAAGTGGATGTTCACAAACAAGATCCGTGACTATAGATTGTAATCAAACTTATGTTTCCTACCAATCATATGTAATGGGAGAACAACAATTCACGGTCGCATCTCCAACAAAAAGAGGTATAGGTCAAATGTATAACGAAGGATTTGATGATTTGACATCAGGAAATACAAATTGTGACCTTGTTTCAGCCATATTTACAGCGAAAGTATCTATTCAACCTTTAGGAGTTGAGGTACAACAACAATTCTTCACAAGCACAAGTTTAGTACAAATTCCTGCGGATAGTTTATGGTTCTCAACTATAGAAAATCTACTCGAAGGAATATACGGAATTGGAAATGTGACTATTAATCAGTTGAACAACGAAATTATTATCGAAACTGACAGGACAACAACAATTATGAACAATCAAGAACTGACTATCGAACTAATTATAGTATACGATATTATGTGCTTGACATGACAAGAGTTGAAATTTTAGCGGTCACAGGAACTACCCCAATAAACGTGTATGTTTCCGATTATTTCGGGAACAACGAAACGTTAATATACACTATCTTATCGGGTGACACCATCCCTCCACCAACGGGGGCGACGTTACCTTCTGCATTTGCTACTGCACCGGCAATTTTATTAAAATTGGTCGATGCAAATGGGTGTGAAAAAATACAATTATTAGAATGTAGATTCGGATGCTCATTCTTGATTACAATAGAAACTGCGTCTTGTGTAACAGACATTACAATTTCATCAACCGTGTGTGATCCAGGTGGTTTGACTATTTACGAACCATCTTGTGTTTGCGAAATTGTCACCACATAAAATTTATAAAAATTAAACGCACGAATTACACAAGAAAAAGTATTTATTAAAAAAATCTTGAATGGCGCTATATTCGATTTTTGTTGTCAACACCGCACCTGGCTGCGATACGAGTGTTGAACAACAACTTACAGTTACAGGTTGTACATCCTACATTGTGCGTTTAGCACAGAATTCGAATGCTTTAGGACCATTCAACGTATATTATAGTAATTGGCCCGCCCCTCTTTCTGCGGCAACTTTATATTATAGTGCACAGACAAGAACTCAAATGTTCAACGGTGTTGTTGTTGAGTTTCTTTGTACTCCAACACCAACTCCAACCTCTACTCAGACTCCAACACCAAGTGTCACTCAGGGACTTACTCCAACGGCCACCGAAACACCTACCGCGACACCAACTCCATCAGTCACTCCTTCAATTACGCCTTCAGTAACCGCAACTCAAACCGCTACTCCAACAAACACGCCAACACTTACTCCGACTAACACGACTACACCAACTCCTTCGGTAACTGCAACGAATACTGCAACACCAACTAACACGGCCACACCAACTCCTTCGGTTACCGCAACTAATACTGCAACACCAACAAACACAGTAACACCTACCACCACCGCAACAAATACACCAACAGTAACATCAACTAATACATCTACACCGACTCCATCAATCACAGCCACTAACACAGTTACACCAACACCTACAAACACTCCGGCAGCAACAGCAACTCAAACACCAACTCAGACCCCAACTCAAACTCAAACTCCAACTAACACTGCAACTAACACACCAACTCAAACTCCAACTAACACCGCAACCCCAACACCATCGATTACGGCTACAAACACATCGACTCCAACTCAAACTCCAACTGAAACACCAACTAATACGCCAACTCAAACAAGTACACAAACACCAACTCAAACGCCAACTCAAACACCAACAAATACTGCAACTAACACACCAACTCAAACAAGTACACAAACACCAACTCAAACACCAACTGTCACACCAACTAATACCACGACAGTTACGCCTACAAACACTGCTACACCAACAGGAACACCTACACCAACTCCAACTAACGCACAACTTGAAAACTATTTATTCATCGAGCCAACAAGTGGTAACACAGAAATCAACTCGTGGATGTTAGCTCAATCTTCACCTGGTTTATTCCGTGGATTCTCAAACGGTCTCGCACTTTCTACAGTTCAAGTAACGTTTAACACGCAGATGAACAACTACATCTCATTCTCAGGATGGGGTGGAAGTTTCCCGGCTGTTCAGACAGCATATTCACAACCAACAGGTGGGGGCACAGATGCGTATGGTAATCTAATTCAGGCATATCTGTTCAAAACAGTTCAAGTCCCAGCTGGAACAGTACCAGGGAACGCTTGGTATACGTTTATTGTTCCTACGGGATCAACAAACAACCAAAAAATTTCGCAAATTGGATTCAATAACGCTGGTGATCCAAACACATTAACAACCGCCAATATGACCGCAGCTATCTATAATCTGACTGTAACAACAACAGGTTTAACAATCCCTGTTGGTGTTTATAGAGTATACACAACATATACTAATGCAACATTCAGGTTCAATGGAACAGCTAACGATATTTACTTTAAAGGTAACACATTAATATAACACAAAAAACCAAGAAAAAATGAGCTTTAAGTATCAAAATCCCACATCAGCAGTTGTCTTACAGGGCGCAGATACCGTCACTTTAGACAACAATACAGGTACCAATTTTAGCGTGTACTCCATTGGAGGTTACATGGAAGTATATTCCCACGCGGATTTAGATTTTATAATCCCGTCAGGCAGTTCAGGTACAATTTTATATTCAGGAAATACCATACCGATTAGTTTTGTATATGGTACACCATTGTCTTCACCCGACGCAGTAAACATAGAAACCGATGAGATTTCTTGTGGAAGAAGACGTTTAGGTATGATGGTATATGTCATATCTGCTGCTACAACATACCAATTTGAAATTGACAATTATGCCGCATTGTGGGATGCTGCAGAAATTGCTGGCTCATTGATTGGAGACTCTGTTACGGGATATCAGTGTTATACAAATACGGTTGCTGGTCAAAACTTTGTAGATGCTTGGACAGGATCAACAATCGAAGGTGTTAGTGGCGTTACAAGAGCAAACGCGCGTTGGAGAATAGCAAATATGAACGACACCGTTATTACTGGTGGAACATATTATTCTGCAACTACAACTTTGGTTCTTTCGGATAATGACGGTGGAACCGTATCAATTACAGGATTTACAGGTACAGTAACAGGTGGAACTTACAATAGTGGAACATCAACACTTACTTTGAATAATAGTGACGGAACAGCAGTTCAAATTACGGGAATCACTTCGGGTGGTTCTTTGACTGTTGATGACGGTATTACATTTGTACCATCAGTTACAGGTATGACTTTCAGTGGTGCATCCGTAACCAATGATGGCGGAGGAAATGTAACAGTAACAATTACAGGTGGTACATCAGGAACAAGCGGAACATCAGGAACAAGTGGTACTTCAGGAATAAATGGTATATCAGGAGGACAGAGATATTATTTTAATAGCTCAATACCTGATGGATCATTTGCTGAGTTGGGAACCACACCTGACAATCTTCCCGAAAGTTCAATTAACAATGGTGTTGGTGCGGGATCCACAATAATCGTTGAAGATTATATTACAATGAGTGGAGATCCTGCTGTTACATATATTCCAGCGGGAATTTGGAGTTTTTATTTACATTTTTCAATCGGGAACTCAGGAGACACAGTTCAAGTGAGTGCCCAAGTATATTCTAGAACTACGGGAGGTTCTGAAACATTATTATTTACGTCAGATCCCGAATCAATACCTAGCTCTGCGGTATCATTACCCGAAATGATTTTGACCGATGGTTACTACTCAGGAACAAGTATTGATATTACAGATAGGATTGTTGTTAAAGTTTTAGCAGAAAATTTTGGAGGTTCTTTAGCGAACGTTACTTTTTGGTCAGAGGGTAGCCAGCACTACTCGTATGCTGCAACACCCCTGAGTTCTTTCAACGGAACATCGGGTACAAGTGGTACATCAGGATCTAACGGAACAGATGGAACTTCAGGAACAAGCGGTAGTAATGGTACAGATGGTACTTCAGGTTCTAACGGAACAGATGGTACATCAGGAACAAGTGGATCGAACGGTACGGATGGTACTTCAGGTTCTAACGGAACAGATGGTACATCAGGAACAAGTGGATCGAACGGTACGGATGGAACTTCAGGAACAAGTGGTAGTAATGGTACAGACGGAACTTCAGGTACATCAGGATCAAACGGAACAGACGGTACATCAGGAACGAGTGGTAGCAATGGTACAGACGGTACATCAGGATCGAATGGTACGGATGGAACTTCAGGTACAAGCGGTAGTAATGGTACAGATGGTTCATCAGGAACTAGCGGAACATCAGGTTCCAACGGAACAAGTGGTAGCAATGGTACAGATGGTTCATCAGGAACTAGCGGAACATCAGGTTCCAACGGAACAGACGGTACATCAGGAACGAGTGGTAGTAATGGTACAGATGGTACATCAGGTTCCAACGGAACAGACGGTACATCAGGAACGAGTGGTAGTAATGGTACAGATGGTACATCAGGATCTAATGGAACAGATGGAACATCAGGAACAAGTGGATCGAACGGTACAGATGGTTCATCAGGAACTAGCGGAACATCAGGTTCTAACGGAACAGACGGTACATCAGGAACGAGTGGTAGTAATGGTACAGACGGAACTTCAGGTACTTCAGGATCTAACGGAACAGACGGTACATCAGGAACGAGTGGCGTCAGTGGTGTTGATGGAACATCAGGATCAAGTGGAAGTTCAGGTACATCTGGATCAAACGGTACAGACGGATCTTCTGGAACAAGTGGAACCTCAGGGTCAAACGGTACAGACGGATCTTCTGGAACAAGTGGAACCTCAGGATCTAATGGAACAGACGGGACTTCAGGAACAAGTGGGTCGAACGGAACAGACGGAACTTCAGGTACATCAGGATCGAATGGTACTGATGGAAGCTCAGGTACTAGTGGCACATCAGGATCGAATGGTACTGATGGAAGTTCGGGTACTTCAGGATCGAATGGTACAGATGGAACTTCAGGAACAAGTGGATCAAACGGAACAGACGGTACATCAGGTACATCAGGATCTAATGGTACAGATGGAACTTCAGGTACCAACGGTACAGATGGAAGCTCAGGTACTAGTGGTACATCAGGATCTAACGGTACTGATGGAAGTTCAGGTACTTCGGGTACTTCAGGATCTAATGGTACAGATGGAACTTCAGGTACTTCAGGATCTAATGGTACAGATGGAACTTCAGGTACTTCAGGATCTAATGGTACAG